CATCAGTTGGGGAATGATACGGGACTTGAAACACCTGTAGAACGACTAAAGGAGATACCCATGTACTTTGGTCTTGACCCTGGTTTCAGATACTTCTGAAATCGTTTCCACTGGAATGGCTCCCAGTGTTTCGGACTTAGAAATAAGTCAAAAGGCCAGGGTGCTCGGCACCGGATTACCGGGAGAGCAGCTTAGGGAAACCATAGACGTTTCCGCCTGTAGTTACCCCAACTACGGGACAATCCACTAAGAGGCACCTATGAAACAACAGTCTCAGAGCGCTTCTCTCGAAGCGTTCCGAGGTCGTCAAGGAACCACCAAGTTAAAGTCAATTAGACTATACGTTGAGCGATTCCTTGGGGTTGACCCAAAGGTTCTCATAGCAGATTGGGTGAGAATTTACGATCATGTTGCAAAACATGAAGGTAAGTTACAAGCGGTAAAGAAGTGTAAAGATCTTTACAATCAAGCCCTAAGGCTTAGTTGCGGGATCGAAACAGATCCTTTACCATTTGTCCGAACAAGTAAGAACGGATATCCTAAACAAATTAAGATGTTCGTTCCTTATTTGAACGGTTCACCTGATTCTCGTAGGGCAGCATTAACAGTTCTCCAGTTGTTCAAACTGGTACCTGTTATGCCACCGTATACTCTATCAAGTATCACGGAACCCTATGGAGGCAAAGAGAACCCAGAATGGTTGGATACATTCAAGAAGGTTGTTCAAAGAGAGTTTCCTCTCAAAGATCAACAGTCAAGAATTAACCAACTCAAACCAGGCTATCATATAAGTGGTTCAAACGGTCCTAACGGACCGGCTGTCGGTACTGCTTACGTTGACCGCGAGGCCATACGTAACACCAATATCGAGAAATCTGTTTGGAGACTCGCGTCTCTAACCAGGTTCTACAACTTAAATGATCTCCTTGCTCGCACAGGAAAACCGAGCGATGTAAAGCACAAATTGAAGAAGGAAAAGACTCACTCCCGGATACGTATCAAATACGAACCCGGAGGTAAGGCTCGACCTTTCGCAATTTGTGACTTCTTCTCACAATCCTCTCTTCGTTCAATTCATGATTTCACTATGAATTGGTTGAAGGGAAAAGAGACAGATTCTTCAACAAATCACTCATTTGCGGCTAATAGAGTCCGCGAGTGGTCTGGAGAAGATATATCTCTCTGGTCTTACGATCTAACTTCTGCAACAGATCGATTCCCTGTATTTCTACAGTTAATCGTGATGGAACAGATGTTCGGTCGAGAGATCAAAGATTGTTGGAAGGATATTCTCACTAATAGGACCTTCACGGGTCCAAACGATGAGAAGGTTAGATTTCAAGTTGGCCAGCCACTGGGCTTATTAAGCTCATGGTCGGTCTTCTCGATCACTCACCATCTCCTCATTCAAACTGCGGCTGCAGAGTCCATTTCTTCACAGAAGTGGTTCAACAGTTACAGGATGATCGGTGATGATATATGCATCGCAAAGTACACAGAGGTAGCTTCCAAATACAAAGATTATCTCGA